CAGGTTGCAAGTATTATGAATTATGATTTGGAATATGAAAATCTTCTTATGTGTGCTATGAGAGGTAGGAATGGTCAGCAAGTAGGATCAGGATTCTCTGGTAGTAGAACACAGATGGGTGTTAGGATGACAGCAGCAGTTAAGAAGTTGGGTTGCTCTAACTTGAAAACATTGATGGAAGATGATAAAATAGAAACACATGACTACGACATTATCGCAGAACTAACAACCTTTGTACAGAAGAAACAATCATGGGAGGCAGAAGATGGTTGCCATGATGACCTTGCTATGTGTCTTGTTATCTTTGCTTGGTTAGTAGCACAAGACTACTTCAAAGAGATGACAGATACGGATGTCCGTAAACGAATCTACGAGGAACAGAAGAATCAGATTGAACAGGATATGGCTCCATTTGGATTCATACTAAATGGTACTGATGATGAAGATGAGTTTGTAGATGAGGAAGGTGATAGATGGGCAAAGGTTGATGAGTATGGAGATAGGGCATTTATGTGGGAGTATAAGTGAAGCGAATTGCTATTGTGGGTGCAGGTAATGCTGGTAGCATAACTGCACTTTATATTCATAATGAAATATTAGAAGATAAGGAGATAGTAATATATCACAGTCCTAATGATCATCCAATAGAAAAGGTTGGTCAAGGAACTGTTAATCCAATATTAGAATTAATACATGAGTCATTAGGATGTAATTGGTATGACAACCCCCTTGAAGCAACTATCAAGACTGGTATATTATATGAGGGATGGGGTAAGAAGCAGGATAAGATCTTTCATCCATTTGCTCTACATGAAGTAGCAGCACATTTTGTTCCTCAAAAATTATCTAAAACAGTATTAGAATCTGGATTGTTTAATATTATAGAAAAGACTATTGATAATCCAGAAGAAGAGATAGATGCTGATATGATATTCGATTGTAGGGGTAGACATAATAGGGATAGTAGTAATTATGATACATTGATCAATCCATTAAATTCAGTTCTCTTAGCACATAAAGAGGGGAAAGATCCCAATTTAACATATACAAGAACTGTTGCTACACCTAATGGATGGACATTTATTATTCCTAATTTGCATAGTGTATCTTATGGATATCTGTACAATGATACAATAACATCAACTCAGGTAGCAAGAGAAGATTTTATGAATAGGTTTAGAATATATCAAGATAGTTTACCATTGTCTTTTGAAAATTATGTTGCTAAAAATATGTTTGTCGGTGAAAGAACAATACTACAAGGAAATATGTATGGGTTCTTAGAACCAATGGAGTCAACATCTATTAATCTTTGTACGCATTTGTGTGAGCAAGCATTTAATGAAGATAAAGTATCAGCAAATAATATAATGAGGAGAATAGTGAAAGAACTTGAAACATTCATACTATGGCATTATCAGTTTGGTTCAAAGTATGATACAAAATTTTGGGAGTATGCAAAATCACTTCCATTTAACCCAGACAATAAATTTAAATCTATTCTTGATGGGTCATTAACTGAGTATGGATTTTGGCAAGAAGAGAGTTTTAATAATTGGAAAGATGGTGTCTATATAAATCCAGTTAAAGCATATCTTGGAGTATTATGAGAGTTGTTATTGTTAGTGGTGGATTTGACCCTATCCACAGTGGACACATTGAACACTTTAAAGAAGCAAAGAAATTGGGTGATATCCTTATAGTAGGATTAAACTCTGATGAATGGCTAACTAGAAAGAAAGGTAAACCATTTATGCCTATTCAAGAAAGGATGGCAGTCATTCGAGAATTGAGAATGGTTGATAGTGCTGTAGCATTTAATGATGATAATAATAGTTCTATTGATCTTATTAAAAAGACTCTGGTACTATTTGATGATGTCTTATTTGCTAATGGTGGAGATAGGACACAGGATAATATACCTGAGATTGACGAGTTTGATAAAGACCCTAGAGTACAGTTTGCATTTGGGGTTGGTGGAACACACAAACAAAATTCTAGCAGTTGGATCTTAAAACAATGGAACTCAACGACCAAAACATAATAACAGTCTTAGAAGAACTGTTACCATACATCGAAGCAGATGGTGGGTCTTTACATTATGTTGAGCAAGAAGATGGATGGGTCAAGGTAAAACTTGGTGGTGCATGTGAGACATGTGCTATGAGTGTTATGACTTTAAAGCAGGGTATTGAAAAGAAATTAATGATGGAGATTCCTGATGTCAAAGGAGTTATTCAAGTATTATAATGGACTTAGAATCTCAATTTGATCACGGTGAGTTACTACTGACCGAAAGAAGATGTAGAGTCTGTGGTTGTGTCAAAAATTTGATTGAAGGATTTTATATAACACATAAGAATAGTACACACCTTCCATCATCATATTCATATGAGTGTAAAGGGTGTACTATAAAAAGAATTAAATCTAGTAGAAAGAAAGATAATGGTATCTGGAGTTATCCAGACTGGTAGTTCATGTACTGTTTCCCCGTTTGAAGAGCAGTAAATAATAAATAATCATAGACAAATTGGATTCTATAGAGGAAAGAAAAGATGCCACTTAATCTAGCATCTCCTGGTATTGTAGTAAGGGAAGTTGACCTAACCAACGGTAGAGTTGATGCGACATCAACAAAGACTGGTTGCTTGGCTGCTCCATTTGCGAAAGGACCAGTAGAGAGCCCTCAACTCATAGAGACAGAGGCAGACCTTCTGGATACCTATGGACAACCTTACCCTAAAGATAATCATTACGAGTATTGGTTAACTGCTTCATCTTATCTCGCCTATGGTGGTGTGATGAGTATTGTTAGAGCAGATGACGAAGAACTCAAAAATGGTTTCGTAGGAACTGCAAATAGCGTCAAAATAAAAAGTTCTGACGACTATACTAACTTATCTTACGGAGAGAACACTATTGCTGGTGTTACCTTTGCTGCTAAAAACCCAGGTACTTGGTCAAATGGTATCAAGGTTGCAGTATTAGATTCTCTAGGAGATCAGATATTCACAGGAATCCAAACTACTAATGTATTAGGATATGGTTCAACTACTGTTCCAATAGATCCTATTAATCTTAAGGTTGGATATGGCATAACTCAAGGAGTACCTGCTGGTACTGTTGTTCCTAGACAAGGAGTTGGTGCTGGTACAACTGAATTGTTAGATGGTATATTTAAAGGACAAATAACTCAAGTTGGTAATGCACAGATTACTGTTAAGTTAATCTCTCATGTATCTTCTGCTGGAACTGAAACTCCAGTTGATTATCAGCAAGGAGGAAACTACAAGTTCGTTGATCCTGCTGGTGTAAACCAAGCACTTGGTATTCATACTGGTGAGTCTAGAACTTATGGTAGTTGGAGAGGACTTGCTGCTGGTACATACTCTGGAATTGTTACTTACACCAATGCTAGTGATTGGTTCGATGCTCAATCCATTACTTTAGGTACTAACCCAGACAAACCTGGTCCTTCGATTAAGTGGAACTCAATTGTTGACAGACCAGGAACATCATCCTATGCAGTCGAAAGAAATGCAAGGTTTGATGAATTCCATATAGTTGTTTATGATGACACTGGTAAGATTACTGGTAATGCAGGTTCTGTATTAGAAAAATTCAGTAACTTATCTAAAGCAAAGGATTCACAATACTCTGCTGGTTCATCTGCTTACTGGAGAAAGGTACTTGAAACAGGTTCTGCTAGTCTCTTTGGAGGCGGTGCTCCTGCAGGTATCGTAACAACTGGTTTCTCTTCTGATGGTTGGGATACCTTTGGAGATGGTGGATGGGATCAGGATACTGAAAACATTACCTTCAGTTCTATTGGTAACTATGTCGTATCACTTGCTAATGGTAAGGATTATAACGGTGCGACTTCTATCGAGCAAGACAATGCGTTGAATCTAGACATCGGTGCTATTCAAGAAGCATACGATCTATTCCGTAACCCAGAGGAAACTGATTGTGACTTCCTACTATTAGGTTCTGCAGCAAGAACAAGTTATGAAGTACAAGCACTTTCAAATAAACTGATTGAGATTGCTGAATTCAGAAAAGATGCTATTGCATTCTTATCACCAGCAAGAGAACAGTTCTTAACTAAGACTGGATCTGGTGATTCTGAAATGTTAACATTAAAAGCTGATACAGTAACTGATAACATTATCAATTACTATTCACCTATTACATCAAGTTCTTATGCCATATTAGATAGTGGTTATAAGTACATGTATGACAGGTTTAATCAACAGTTTAGATATGTTCCTATGAACGGTGACATTGCTGGCACATGTGCTAGAAATGACATCAATAACTTCCCTTGGTTCTCACCAGGCGGAACTGCAAGAGGTGCTATTCTGAATGCTGTTAAACTAGCATACACACCAAACCAAGTCCATAGAGACAAATTATACTCCAACAGAATTAACCCAATCGTTACTTCACCTGGAGCAGGTATTATTCTCTTTGGTGACAAGACTGCATTAGGTAGGTCTTCTGCCTTTGACAGAATCAATGTTCGTAGATTGTTTATCTTCCTTGAGAAGGCAATCGCTGCTGCTGCCAAAGACATCCTATTTGAATTCAACGATGAGATCACAAGGATCAACTTTATCAATATCGTTGAACCATTCCTTCGTGATGTACAGTCTAAGCGTGGTATTCAAGATTTCGTCGTTATCTGCGATGAGACCAACAACACCCCTGCTATTATTGACAGCAATGAGTTCGTTGCTGACATCTACATCAAACCAGCAAGATCTATTAACTTCATCGGACTAACCTTTGTTGCTACACGCACAGGTGTTTCCTTCGACGAGGTTATTGGTAAGGTCTAATTCATTAACACACTTTAGGTAAAAGACTAATGGCAATTAATTCCGCAAACCCACCGAAGACCTCGGAAAGGACTATCGACAAGTTTAAGTCGAGGTTGACGGGTGGTATTGCAAGACCTAATCTGTTTGAGGTGGTTCTTGCATTTCCAGATGGCACAGTAGATGCATCAGTAAGTGACATAGATCCTAAGACAAGATTCCTTGTCAAGGCTGCTGCACTTCCTGCATCAAACATCGCTCCAATCAGCGTACCTTTCAGAGGTCGTCAGCTTAAAATTGCAGGAGACAGGACATTCGACGAATGGACAATCACTGTAATCAACGACACTGACTTTGCTATCAGAGGTTCCTTTGAGAGATGGATGAACTCCATGTCTAAGGTATCTGATAACGCTGGTAATATAAATCCAGAAGACTATACTAAAGATGCATATGTATACCAGCTCGGAAGATCTGGTGTTGATTCTGCATCACAGTCATCTGAACAAAATATGCCTGTACTTAGAACATATAAGTTCTATAGTATATTCCCAACAAATGTCTCACAGATAGATCTTTCATACGATTCATCTGATGCTGTTGAAGAGTTTACAGTCACTTTACAAGTTCAGTGGTGGGAAGCTGCTGGAAATGGCGGTGATGTTAGCTAACTAAATAGAAGGGTATCAAGGTATTCTTCTATAATAATGGCACGGCTTTTTGGATTTTCAATTGAAGATAAAGACGATTTACCTAAGGGTGTAGTATCCCCCGTTCCGCAGACAGGCGAGGACGGGGTTGATTATTATATACAGTCAGGGTTCTCAAGTCAGGTAATAGATCTCGAAGGGATCTATAAAAATGAGCATCAAGCCATTCGGAAATATAGAGAGATGGCACTCCACCCTGAGGTGGATAATGCAGTAGAAGATATTGTTAATGAAGCAATTGTTTCAGATACTAATGATTCACCTGTAGAGATAGATCTAAACAATCTTAATGCCTCTGATGGTATTAAGGATAGGATTAGGGAAGAGTTTAGACACATTAAAGATCTATTAGATTTTGACTCTAAGGCACATGAAATTTTCAGGAACTGGTATATAGATGGCCGAATTTATTATAACAAAGTAATTGATGTTAAAAAACCTAATGATGGTATACAAGAACTGAGATACATTGACGCAATGAAGATGCGTTATGTGCGTAAGGAACAGAAGAAGAAGGATGATGGTGGTGGTGGAAATAATGCTCTTTTTAATACTAAGAATGTACATGAATCTGAGAAGGTATACTTCCCTAAGATAGAGGAGTATTTCATGTACACTCCTGAACCACGCTATCCAACTAACATGGCAATGGGTGGTGCAGGTACAGCAATGTCGGGGGTTAAACTTGCAAAAGATTCGATTACATATTGTACTTCTGGTCTTGTCGATAGGAATAAGGGTACATGCTTATCGTATCTCCAAAAAGCAATTAAGTCACTCAATCAACTTAGAATGATTGAAGACAGTTTGGTTATTTACCGAATGTCCCGTGCTCCAGAAAGAAGGATATTTTACATAGATGTTGGTAACCTTCCAAAGATTAAAGCGGAGCAATACCTAAGAGATGTAATGTCTCGTTACAGAAATAAACTAGTATATGACTCAGGAACAGGGGAAGTTAGAGATGACAAAAAGTATATGTCCATGCTTGAAGACTTCTGGTTACCCAGAAGAGAGGGTGGTCGTGGAACAGAAATTACAACACTCCCAGGTGGACAGAACCTTGGGGAGTTGGCTGACATTGAGTATTTCCAATCTAAGTTGTACAGATCTTTGGGAGTACCTGAATCTAGAATCGCTGGATCTGGGGATGGATTTAATCTTGGCCGTAGCTCAGAGATTCTAAGAGACGAACTTAAGTTTAGTAAGTTTGTGGGTAGACTGCGTAAGCGTTTCAGTAAGATCTTTTTAGATATGCTGAGAACACAGTTGCTTCTTAAGAATATTATTACCCCAGAAGATTGGGAATTAATGTCTGAGCATATTCAGTTTGACTTTATCTATGACAATCATTTTGCAGAATTAAAAGATAAGGAATTAATGGAAGGTCGTTTAGGTCTTCTTGGTATGGTAGAACCTTATGTTGGTAGATACTACTCCACAGAATATGTGAGAAGAAATGTACTAAGACAGAAGGATGCCGAAATTGTAGAAATTGATGAACAAATTGAGAAAGAGATTGCTAGTGGTGTCATACCCGATCCAAACCAACAGATGTTAGAGATGGAACAGGGTGCTTTTGGTGATCCGATGGCAGATCAAATGGGGGATCCAATGGCACAACAAGGACTACCACCAGAACCTCAACCACAGAAAATGCCTAAGGACAATGAAGGAGAGATATAAATAACTTTATCAGTATATTATACCATGATGGAAGAACTCGTCAATATGATTGCGACGGATGCGTCTGCTGCAGATGTTAGTGATCAAATCAAAGATATCCTCTATGCTAAATCAGCAGCGAAGATAGATGAACTAAGACCTGTTGCATCAGGAAATCTTTTTGGTGCAGAAGCAGAAGCTGAAGTGGAAACTGAAGTAGAAACTCAACCTGAAGAAGAGACCAATGACTAGAATATTACCTCTAGGCGAAAAAGCAGCTTTGGCAGCAGGTAGTGGTAACGCTACTACTGTTGGTAATGCTACTGTAGTAAGAGTACTATCTAATGGTGGTGCTGCTCTTGTTTTTAGAACAGATTCTGATGATAATATTATCGGATCATTTACTAGTGTAAATGGTACAGCAGATCTGGTTGAGAAGAATGCATCAGATAAGATATATGTAACAGGTAATGCTGTTGAAGTATCTAAAGTAGGATTTACAAACTAAAACAATGAAGTTAATCACAGAACAGATTGATGATGTAGAAGTTATCGTTGAAAATCGCAACGGTAAAAAGTCTATGTTTATCGAGGGTATCTTCCTTCAAGGAGATATTCAAAACCGCAATGGTCGTATGTATCCAATGGACACTCTTCGTAGAGAAGTTCATAGATATAACGAAAGTTTTGTGGATTCTGGTCGTGCAGTTGGAGAACTCGGTCATCCTGAGGGACCAACAGTAAATCTAGATCGAGTTTCTCATAAGATAGTTTCACTTAAAGAAAGTGGATCTAATTTTATTGGTAAGGCAAAAATTCTATCTACTCCAATGGGTAAGATAGCACAGAACCTTATTGATGAAGGAGTAAAACTTGGTGTTTCATCTCGTGGTCTTGGTACATTAGCAGTTAATGAAGATGGTATAAAGGTTGTCTCAGATGACTTTATGTTAGCTACTGCTGCTGATATTGTTTCAGATCCTTCTGCCCCTGATGCTTTTGTATCTGGCATAATGGAAGGTAAGGACTGGGTTTGGGACGGTGGCATAGTAAGAGAGCAACTAGCAAAGAAGACTTACAAGACTATCAATACGCTAGTTGATAATAAACAGCTTGAGGAGAACAAGCTAGGATTGTTCCAGAACTTCCTATCAAATCTCTAACATTTTATAAATAAATACAGATTATCACAACGATCTATTCGGAGTAAACCAAAAATGGCCGCAAAGGAACTTAAGGAAATGGACAACCCTGTAACAAGGGGTGCGAAGGCTGCTGATTCTATGAAGAAAGTTGATGATTCCACTTCACCTGGAGCATCAGCATCTTATGAGGATCTCGGCGGACCTACACCTCAAAACTATAAGTCCACAGACGACTCTGCTAAAGTAAAGTCAGCAAACATTAAAACGGTATCAGATATCGTTAATAAGGGTGCTGGTAAAGCTGATGGTATGAAGTCTATTGGCACTGAGGTGCTAAAGCAAGGTGACAACCCTGAAGCAGAAGAATCTGCTGAAGTTGTTGCTGAAGAACCCACTACAGAGGAAACTACCGTGGCAGAAGAAGAAACTCCTACAGTTAATGTAGAAGAAGATCTTGCTGCACTATTCGGTGGTGAAGAACTTTCTGAAGAGTTCCAGACCAAGGCCAAGACAATCTTCGAGGCAGCAGTTAACTCTAAAGTTGCTGTAGTCAAAGAAGAGATGTCTGCCGAATATGAGAAGACTTTAACAGAGCATCTTGAAACTGTTAAGTCTGAGTTGGTTGAGCGTACAGATGCATACCTTGAGTATGTGTCAGATGAGTGGCTCAAAGAAAATGCTATCGAAGTCGAGCATGGTCTTAAAACTGAAATGACCGAATCATTCCTAAGTGGAATGAAGACACTTTTTGAAGATCATTATGTATCAATCCCTGACGACAAATATGATGTGCTGGAAAGCATGGTAAATAAACTAGATGATATGGAAGGCAGACTTAACGAGCAGTTAGAGAAGAACATCTCTCTTAACAAGCGTCTTGGCGAATCTACAGCTGATGGAATTTTAAGTGAAGTAGCCGAAGGACTTGCTGAGACACAAAAGGAGAAGTTAAAGTCTCTTGCTGAAGGAGTTGAGTTTGAGGGTGAAAACGCTTACCGTGAGAAGTTAGTTACTCTTAAGGAATCTTATTTCCCTAAGGATGGCAAACCCCAGGTTTCAAGCAAATCCGAAACCCTTTCGGAAGGTATAGCAAACGAAGATCCTGTGGACAATACCAAGTCTATGAATCAGTATCTTTCAGCCCTGAAAATGGGTGGACAGTAATTAAACCTACAAACTCTATTAAGTAAAGTACAATGTACAATGCCGAAAAGATTATGGAGAAGTGGGCTCCTCTGCTAGACGCAGATGGAGTAGATCCTATTAAGGACGCTCACAGACGCTCCGTAACCGCAGTTCTCCTAGAGAACCAAGAAAAGTTTTTACAAGAGCAATCAGCTTTTGAAAATGGAACCTCAATGCTAACTGAGGCAGCTCCTACAAACAGTGGTAACGCTGTAGGTGCTTCAGGTGCATTTGGTGGTGGATCAGCAGTTGCTGGACCTACTGCAGGTTTCGACCCAGTTCTAATCTCATTGATTAGACGCTCAATGCCTAACCTAGTTGCTTATGAACTAGCAGGTGTTCAGCCAATGAACGGACCTACTGGTCTTATCTTTGCGATGAGAAGTCGCTACACAGATCAGTCTGGAACAGAAGCATTCTTCAACGAACCAGATTCTGCATTCTCTGCTAACAAGGCAGGAACCAATGTTGGTCAGACAACTCAGGGTGATTACACTGCTGCTACTGACGACGGTGGTTCTGTTGGTTTCGGTTCTACTGGAACTCAGAGAGGTACAAACCCTGCAATTCTAGAGAACAACGCCAACGATGCTACTCAAGCTCAGTACTCACTGGGTCAAGGTATGGCAACTGGTGACTCTGAAGCATTAGGCGATGGCACTAATGGTCACTTCAACGAGATGGCATTCTCCATCGAGAAGGTGACTGTAACCGCTAAGTCTAGAGCACTAAAAGCAGAGTACAGTTTAGAACTCGCTCAAGACCTTAAAGCAATTCATGGTCTTAATGCAGAAGCAGAACTTGCTAACATTCTTTCTTCTGAGATACTTGCTGAGATTAACCGTGAGGTTATCCGTACTATCTACAAGACTGCTGAAGCTGGTTCACAGGTCAATGTTGCAAACGCAGGTTTCTTTAACCTAGATGTTGACTCCAATGGTAGATGGTCAGTTGAGAAGTTCAAAGGTCTTCTGTTCAACATCGAAAGAGATGCCAACAGAATCGCACAGAGAACTCGTCGTGGAAAGGGTAACATTATCCTAACTTCTGCTGATGTAGCATCTGCACTAACAATGGCTGGTGTACTTGATTACACACCTGCTCTTAACGCTAACCTACAGGTTGACGATACTGGTAACACATTTGCTGGTACTATCAACGGTAAGTACAGAGTTTATATCGATCCATTCTCAGCAAACAGTGCTTCTAACCAGTACTATGTTGTTGGATACAAAGGATCTTCTCCTTATGATGCTGGTCTGTTCTACTGCCCATATGTTCCACTACAGATGGTTCGTGCAGTTGGAGAGAACACCTTCCAGCCAAAAATTGGATTTAAGACAAGATATGGTCTTGTTTCAAACCCATTCGCTGAAGGTACTGCTCAAGGACTTGGACGCATCACTAAGAATAGCAACCGCTACTATCAGCGTACTGTTGTTCAAAACCTCATGTAAATCGAGTTTACATACACTAGATAGAGACTCCTTCGGGGGTCTCTTTTTTTGTGTTAAGATAAATAATATACTCGACCTAATATTATGGGTGATGACGAACTACTAGACGAATTGGCAGAACGCATTGCGGAAGGTCCAATAGTGTTTACCCCAGATGAAGATTGGGTAGATAAGTTAAACGAAGAAGATAAATAGGTACATGGCTAACACATTCTATGATAAGCAGATTAAGAACAGGAATTTCCTGTCACCATCTGGTTTTCAATTTAACCTAGCAAGAGCACCAAAGGTTGATTTCTTTTCCAACTCAGCAAGAATACCTGGTATTCAGTTGGGTGAAATTATGGTAGGTAATTATCTTAAAACTGTTCCTGTTCCTGGTGATCAAATTCAATTTGAAGATCTTACTTTATCCTTTATAGTAGATGAAAATTTAGAAAATTATTTAGAAATTCATAACTGGATATATGGACTTGGATATCCAAAGTCAGTTGATCAATTTATAACTTTGGCAAAAGATCCTGAGACTTCAGAAATAGATAATTTAAAACAGTTTAGTGATGGTACTCTTACTATTTTAAATAGTAATTTTAACCCAATGGCATATGTCAAATTCAGTGACATGTTCCCAGTATCACTAAGTACTTTAGAATTTTCTGCCCAAGAAAACGATTATACATACTTTACAGCAACAGTGACTTTTAAGTATCTGTTGTATGAAATCCTTGATACTAAATTCAAGGTAAGAACATCATCTATTAATTCATCATGAACCTTGAGACTATACAAAGTATGTGGGAGAAAGACTCACAGATTGATATCGTTAAACTACATGAAGAAGCAGCAAAGATACCATCACTACATGCTAAGTATTGGGATGTGTATAATTCTCTGAAGTTATTAAAAGAGAAAGCACAAACTCAAGAATGTAATATTAAGTTAGAAAGACATAATTACTACACTGGAAAATCCGACCCTGAAGTGTATCAGGCCGAACCATTTCCATATAAGGTTAGAGAGAAAGAATCGGTAAAAAGATATATGGATGCTGATGAAAGAGTTCAGACTATAGTTTTGAAAATAAAATACTATGATGTAATGCTTTCTTATCTTGAGGATATTGTTAGACAGATAAACAATAGAAGTTATCAATTAAAAAATATTATCGATTGGCAGCAGTTGAGTGGCTAATGTCCGACCTTACTATCACAAAAAAGAATGAGGTCTTTTTAAAGATCGTCACAGAACCTCATGTTGCCCATGAGTTATCTGATCAATTCACCTTTGAAATTCCTGGTGCTAAGTATATGCCACAGTACAGGAATAGACATTGGGATGGTAAGATTCGTTTATTTAATTTACAAACAGGAGAAATATATGTTGGACTGTTAGACAAAGTAGTTTCTTTTTGTAAGCATCACAGGTATGATTATAAGTTTGAAGATAGCAAATATTTTGGTACTCCTTTTGAAGTTAATGAAATGATATCAAAGGAAGGTGTTAAGGATTATATGAATGCTATATCTAAGACTCCTCCAAGAGACTATCAAATAGAGGGAGTATACGATGCTCTAAGACACAATAGAAGACTAGTGATAAGCCCCACTGCCTCTGGCAAATCTTTGATGATTTACTCAATAGTTCGTTACTTCGCAGAGCAACAGAAAAGTACATTGATAGTTGTTCCAACGACATCTCTGGTAGAGCAGATGTATAAGGACTTTGAGTCTTATGGATGGGATGCTGAGTCATACTGTCACAAAATATATGGTGGTAAAGAAAAAGAAACTGAGTCTCCTGTTGTTATTACTACTTGGCAATCTATCTATAAACTACCTAAAGTATATTTTGAAAGGTTTCAAGTTGTAGTAGGGGATGAAGCACATCAATTCAAGTCAGCGTCGCTCGTAAAAATTATGACTAAGTTGCATGTAGCAAAGTATCGTTATGGTTTTACTGGGACACTAGATGGTACGCAAACACATAAGTTAGTATTAGAAGGATTATTTGGTCCATCCTATAAGACGATTAAGACTCATGAGTTGATGGAGAAGGGATACCTTGCTAAATTAAATGCTAAGATAATATTACTACAACATCCTCAAATAGGATTTGATACCTATGAAGAAGAAATACAATATCTTATTAGTCATGAACAAAGAAATAAATTTATTAAAAATTTGGCGTTAGATTTAAAAGGTAATACTTTAATATTATATTCTAGAGTAGAAACCCACGGTGAGATTCTTTACAATATGATAAATAATAATGATGATCGTAAAGTATTCTTCATTCACGGTGGAGTTGATGTTGAGAATAGAGAACTGACTCGTGAAATAACCGAGAAAGAAAGCAACGCTATAATTGTTGCATCTTATGGAACATTCTCTACTGGTATCAATATCAAAAACTTACATAATGTAATTTTTGCATCACCATCTAAATCGAGAATCAGAAATCTACAGAGTATTGGAAGGGTTCTAAGAAAAGGATCTAATAAATTTAAGGCAACTCTGTATGATATAGCAGATGATTGCTCGACTGAAACGAAAAGAAATTATACATTGAATCATTTAGTTGAAAGAATTAAAATTTATAATGAAGAGAATTTTAATTATGATCTTGTCAAGGTATCTTTGAGGAGGAAAAAATGATCGAATCATACTTTGTTTTTAAATTAGTTTCAGGTGAAGAAATAGTTTCCGTCACAGAGATTGACGAAAGTGGTATAGAGCCTTCTTTTATTTTAAAATCCCCATTAAAAGTTGAACTAACTCATAGAGGAACTAATACTTTAGTTAGATTAATACCTTGGATAACAATTCCCAATGAAGATGACTATAGGATTGGGTTTGATAAAATTATTACTTTTACGGAATTAGAAAATGATCATGAAATGATCAATGCATATAACCATTATAATTGGCAAAGAAAAACAAAAGAGACTCATAAAATTAAACTTAGTGAAAAGATGGGATATAGAGGTGATGTTGAATCTACTAGGATTTCTCTAGAGAAATTATTTACCTCTGATATAATTGGTATAACTACTACAGTATAATATCTATTATATCCCTTGAACCCTCACAAGGGTAATTGTACATGGAATTGCTACTTGTGTCAAGCTGTGTTATAATACCTACAGAAAGGAGATCAAATGCCAAGAAAAAGATCAGACCATTATGTAAATAATAAAGAACTTCTTGAGGCAATGGTCGTCTACAGAAAGAAGGTTGCTGTCGCAAAGGAAAAGGGTACAACCCCACCTCCTATTAGTAACTATCTTGGAGAATGTTTTTTAAAGATCGCAACACACCTGTCTTACAAACCTAACTTTGTGAACTATATGTTCAGAGAGGATATGATAGGTGATGGTATTGAAAATTGTGTACAATACATCCACAATTTCGATCCTGCTAAGTCAAACAATCCATTTGCATACTTTACTCAGATAATTTATTACGCCTTCCTGAGACGCATACAGAAGGAGAAGAAGCAGTTGGAGATAAAGACCAAGATTATAGAACGAACAGGATACGATCAGGTTATGGTTGTAGAAGAAGGTGCAGGTGGATCGTCTTCTGATTATAATACTATTAAGGATAACATACAGTATCGTAATTCAAACAGGTAACATGGCAATTTATGATGATGTAAAGATCACTATCAACCTTAATGAGTTGGTAGAGATTAGAGCAAAACTTATTTCTCAATATGAGGACTATTCAGAAAAGGTAAACAAGGGTGAGTACTTAGACGGTGGTGACATCGATAAGATTGCAACTAAGTTAAGAGAAACTTTAACATGGGATACACTCTATTCTATGATTGATGATTCTATCTTAGAATACTTAGGTATAAAAGAAGATCATTATGGAGAGATTCAACCTGAACCTGGTCGTGAAAAAATGTTGAATGAGATTGAAAAGAATAGAAAAGAATTTGAAATGGTAGATCTAGTATCACCAGCATGGACTATCCAAGTACCTAGGAGGAAGAAATGAAATTAACACAAGAGGTTATTGACCAGATTCAGGAAGCTATGCTTCATACTAAGATGAATGGTGATATGAACTGGGTAGATGGTGACGAAATTGATGTATGCCTTGGTGGTACATTTGCAGGTGATAAATTTATAAGTATAATTAATAGAACACGGAGCAACACTACAAAACAATGAAAGAAAAACTTTTAGAGCGTCTTAAAGAAGATTGTTATAAGAAAGGTGATTATACTCTTTCATCAGGTCAGAAGTCAGAGCATTATGTCAATTGTAAACCTGTCACATTAACTGGACATGGGTTAACGATCACTGCTATGATGTTACTTGAACATGTAGAAACTCCCGTAGTAGCAGGTCTAACTCTTGGTGCTGATCCTTTAGTGTCAGGTGTAGCAGTTTGTTCTGCTTTAGATGGTAGACTTGTAGATGCTCTTATAGTTCGTAAAGAACCTAAGGGACATGGTACAGAAGCATGGATAGAGGGACCAAAGTATCCAGAAGGAACTAAGGTAACTGTATTAGAAGATGTAACTACAACAGGTGCATCTGCTGTTAAAGCAGCAGAAAAACTTCGTGATGCTGGTTATATCGTTGAGCGTGTTGTAACTGTCGTAGATAGGCAGGAAGGTGCTATTGAAGCATTAGCAGCAGCAGATCTCGAACTCCGTAGATTATTTACTATTGACGACCTAGTATGAAGGTAGCAGTTATCACAGACCAGCACTTCGGTATGAGGAAGGGCAGTCGATTATTCCACGACTATTTTAAAAAATTTTATGAAGACATCTTTTTCCCCACATTGGAAAGGGAAGGCATCACAACCCTCATCGATATGGGGGATACTTTCGATAATCGTAGGTCGATTGATCTATGGTCTTTGGAATGGGCTAAAACGAATTACTTCGATAGGCTCCGTGATATGGGGATTACTGTGTACACTATCGTGGGAAATCACACTGCCTATTTCAAAAACAATAACTCAGTCAATACAATTGATTTATTACTACGAGAATATTCTAATATGGTTCTCGTTAGAGACCATGCGGAATATACGATTGGTGACACAAGATGTCTTTTTCTAGGATGGATTAATGATGAGAATAAAGCAAAGATAAAAAGAAAGATAAAGTCAACCAAGGCTAAGGTATGCTTTGCACATTTAGAACTAACTGGTTATCAAGTATATAAAGGATTCACACAAGAGAATGGTTGTAGTGGTACAGCAGATCAATTCCAAAAATTTGATAGAGTTTATAGTGGACACTATCACCATAGGTCTAATGATGGAAAAGTTTTCTATCTAGGTAATCCATATGAGATGTTCTGGAATGATTGTGATGATGCTAGAGGATTTACTATTTGGGATAGTGATACTTTAGAACATACTCCTATTAATAATCCACATAGAATGTTCTATAAGATCTATTATGAAGATACTCCCTATCAGATCTTTGATGCTAGTCCTTATACTGGTAAGATTGTTAAACTTATAGTTAGAAGAAAGAGTAAACCAAAAGATTTTGAGAAGTTTGTTGATAAACTTCATGTTGCTGGTGTTGAAGAACTAAAAATTATAGAAAGTGCTGATTGGAATAATGGGTATATTGTAGGAGAAGATTTTAAAGATAAGGAAGATGAAAATACTATTAGTTTGTTAAATAGATTTATAGATGAATCTGATATTTCTCTTGATAAAAGTAGAGTGAAAGGACTTATTACAAGCATATACAGAAAGGCGTGTGAGGTAGAGTAATGTGGCTGCTTACTGAGGAAGGAAGTAGAGAGGGTGCTTATGCTGTCAAAGATAATGCAGGAGAGAAAGTTCTTTTTCTATTTCAGCAGGAAGATGATGCTCAAAGATACTGTATGCAGTTGCAAGAAACTGATGAAGTCGATATGGAGGTTGTAGAAGTGGACGAGGAGGTTGCAATAAAAGCGTGTGAGATGTATAATTATAAGTACACTATTGTGACCCCTAACGATTTCGTGATCCCACCTTTACAAGATGATTCTGTTCAAAAAGATTAGATGGAAAAACTTTCTGTCCACAGGTGATAAATGGACAGAAGTGATTTTAAATGAGACAGGTACTACTCTCGTAGTAGGTACTAATGGTGCAGGGAAATCCACAATGTTGGATGCTCTTTGCTTTGTTTTGTTTAATAAACCATATCGTAAGATAACAAAGACACAATTAATTAATACAACTAATGAGAGAGGAACAATAGTAGAAATAGAATTTACTACTAATACTAAGGATTATATTGTTCGCCGTGGTATCAAACCTAATATGTTTGATATAGAGATTGATGGTGAGATGCGGAATAAAGAAGCTGACGATAGAGTTAATCAAAAAATTCTTGAAGAGCAGATTCTGAAATTAAACTATAAGTCATTTACTCAGATTGTTATTTTAGGTAGCAGTAACTTTGTACCATTCATGCAATTGAATGGTCCTAACCGTAGAGAAGTTATAGAAGATTTATTAGACATTAAAGTTTTCTCTGCAATGAATAACTTAGTCAAAGAAGAACTAAGAGAAAATAGAGATATTGTAAGAACCTTGGAATTAAAGAAAGATAATCTTAAAGATAAGGTTGAAATGCAAAAAAACTTTATAGGAGAATTAGAAACAAGAGCAGAAAAAAATATACATGATAAGGAAAAAAAAGTTAATACAATTGCATTAGAAATTGATGAATTGTTAACTAAAAATGAAACCTTAAATAGTTCTTTAGACAGCGTTCAAACACAATTAAAAAATGTAGCAGATGCTCCAGATCGCTTGGTAAAACTAGGTTCTTTGAAACAGAAGATATCCAATAAAGTATCAAGGATTACAAAAGAACATAAGTTTTTCACAGACAATACGGTATGCCCAACTTGCAGCCAGAATATAGAAGAATCATTTCGGTTAAATAGAATTGAAGACGCTCAAAATAAAGCAAAGGAACTCAGAGATGGCTATCAAAAGCTTGAGGAGTCGATAAACGAAGAAACCGATAGAGAGCGTCACTTCACCACACTTAACAAGGAGATTTCTAATTTAACTTATGACATTTCTCAGAATAATGCTCAGGTTACTGGACTTCAACGACAGACAGGGGATTTACAACAAGAGATTCAAATTCTTACCAACAACCTTAAGAACAGAAATACTGAACATGAGAAATTAGAAAAGTTTAAACAGAATCTTGAAAAAGTATTCGGACAACTTGCAGAAGAAAACGAAGATATAATCTATAATGATTTTGCCTATTCCTTATTGAAGGATGGTGGTGTCAAGGGCAAGATAATTAAAAAGTATCTTCCATTAATCAATCAACAAGTAAATCGTTACTTGCAGATGATGGATTTCTATATTAACTTCTATCTTGATGAGGAGTTTAACGAGACTATCCAAAATCCAATACATGATAGATTTTCTTATTCCTCATTTAGTGAAGGTGAGAAGATGAGGATTGATTTAGCATTGCTCTTTACATGGAGAGAAGTTGCTAGGTTTAAGAACTCTACAAATACTAACATCCTTATTATGGATGAGGTATTTGATTCATCTTTAGATGGTTTTGGTACTGATGAATTTATTAAAATTATTAAATATGTTGTGAAGGACGCTAATGTTTTTGTCATATCCCATAAACAGGATATGCTTGACAAGTTCACTTCTGTGATAGAATTCACAAAGAAAGGCGGTTTCTCATACGCTACTAAAAGTGTCGCAGACTAATGACCACTCCAAACTGGCAACACAATTCGGGTAAGCCACCGAAACGAAAACTTAAACCTCAGGCATTACGAAGTGCTAGAGAAAGAAGAAGACACTTGATAAAGTGTCTACTCAAGACCTCCGACCACCATCGGGGGTCTTATAATGTTAACAACAACAAAATTATTATGAGTAGACCTCAAGGCGTTATGCTATCCCCAACCATTGACTACCTTTCAATGGATGATGATCAAGGACCAGTAGGTGTTATGATCTTTCGTGGCACTGCTACACAACCAGCACAAGTTCGTTCTGTAGAAGATCGTGATGACTTCCGTGCTGCTTACGATGAGTTTAAAACCTATGAAAACTATGTCTAACACAGTAGTTATTCATGAGCGATTTCCATATCGTTTTGTGCAGAATGGTACACTAGAAAATGGTCAACCTGATTGTCGTATTCAAAAGTTTGACGAGTACAAACACAGTTACAAAGATATGTACTACTGCGATAATCAAATGCAGTTTGGCATTGCTATAGAGGATCTAGAGTATACCAAATGGTTAGACCCTGCAGGTGTACCTTGCTATAGAAAAAATGACTAATTCATGGAGCTT